ACTCGGTCTTCAATGATCACAAGGTTTTGTTCACAAGCCATACTCAGCTTATCGACCGAATCAAACGAACCTTCAATGGCAAAGATGATAATCCTCTTGAACGTTGGTTAAGCGAGATTGACTTGCTGTTGTTTGATGAGTTTGGAGGGATTGGCGGACGTGCCAACATGACCGATTGGTGGAAGGCAACCACCACGGATATTATTCAACGGATGTATGAACAATGGGCGGCGGGTAAACTAGCAATCGTGATGACTACGAACATGAATCCTAATGAGCTATTCTCAAAAGCTTTAGACTCTAATCGTGCTTCAGCGTCCAGACTTCAAGCGATGTTTAAACGACCAATTCACATGCAAGGTCAGGACCGAAGAGCAGACAAGCAAGAGCTAGCCTTTTGGGGTGTTAAATAGTCCTTGTTTATTGTTTTGATCTCTGTGCATACTGTTCGAACCCATCAAGGAAACACTGTTTAAAACCTTCTCTATCATAACTTTTTTTAAACCTTGTTTGTGTGATCCTTGGTGGGTATTTTTTTATTCTTGACTTGTCGCACTTGAAAGGTTTACAAAGTTTACACTAAGAGGAGAAGAGACTATGCGAAAGATTGTTATTGCAATAAGAGTTGACCCAAGAGTCAAGGACAGTGTTGACTTAATGGCAATTAAGCACAAAAGAAGCTCAAGTGATATTGCCAGAATCTTAGTGGAGTATAGTCTTGAAAAGTATCAAAGATCTAGAGAGGGAAATCGAGCAGGCCTTGATATACTTCACATTTTGGGATCAGCAGAGACACCTTCCGACTGCAGCACAAACAGCTGATTATTTTGCTAGTAGACTGCAAAAGCTTAGAAGGGAACTAGCAGATGCCGAGCGTGAACACTATAGAGTTAATCGGGAGGATCGTGAATGATATTGAGCTTGTAAATGCTGAGGATTCTTATTTACAGGTTCAACTCCAAACTCATGACATCTGGTATACTGGTACACAACACCAAGCAAGCTTTGAATGCCACACGCTTAGATTGTATGGCTTGAAAGCTGACTACTATCAAAACGAACTTGAACCTAACGACATGGTGTATGTGTATGGCTCAATCAAGAGCGCTGACACGTTGAAATACATTAGTGTTCAGGGTTTCGAACTATTGTTTAAACGGTCACCAGGAGACTTGCTCCCGCCTGACGTGGCTTTAGACTCAAAAGCAAAATGGGGCTAACAAAGGAGAACTGACATGGAGACAATACAAAGCACAGAGATTAAGGTTCATCCAACTTTAGAAGAGAACAAGCTTGTAGGCTTGACCTTTGAACACATGTTTATTGAGAAGTTGAATGAATCGGGAGTTTATGCACAATCAACCCAAGACCGTGAAAATCCTTTTAATCATTGGAAGTACTTTGCAGATGCAACGCTGCCATCTTGGGAGGGCTTATCTCTTTTAGAGTTTAAGAGTAACAGGGTTCAAGATTTTGAAGATACAGCGGAAAGCACGATTAAGAAAATCTTCAAAGATGGTGAAAAGAGGGCAAGAAAAGCAGGAGTAAACAAGGGCTTACTCTGGCAATACTTTAGAGGTGTAGGAGCTAAAGCCTTTAGTGCTTCTGATACTACTTTCCTGTGTGTGATTGGTTGCTATTCTGTTGACTCTCTTCAGCATTTAGACAGTATTAAAAATGATTACGAGCAAGCATGGAAGAATTACACACATTATGTTTTGTTTTGGTGTCACTCGGCAAAAAGTGGCGTGTATTGGACTGAGATTTTAGCTAAAAATTTTTGGAAAGTTTTATCCACAGAAAGCAATTTGGAAAAAGTATTATCCTTACTGGAGGATGAATATCAATTTTTAGAAAATTACTATGACCTACCCAAAAAGTGTGGCCTTAATTTGAGTGATGATAGGCTTGCAGAATTAAGAAAGCTTGCTGAACCAAAGGCTCAAGAATATGGCTGTGAGTGGGGAGATGAGGTAAACCAACTTTGGAGCGATACTATCTATATAGATTCTGATAGCGACCAATTAGAAGAAGTGGAACATGTGGAAAAGTGGGCCAATCATAGCGAGAACACAAAAGAAGCTTTGAAAAATCTTAAAGATCAGGGGGGATATACTGGTGGACAACCGCCAATTGGATGGCACGTAGATGACAATGGTCATGAAATCCCGAATGATATTGAACAAAGCTTAATAAACGTAGTGCGTGAGTACAGAGCGCAAAGCTTTAGTTATTCGGTAATCGCCGCAAAGCTCACGTTTTCAGACTTCACAACAAGAACAGGTAGCGGCATATTTAGCAAATCAATGGCTAAAAGAATAAACGATGCTGAAACCATTGAAGAGCGACATGAACGCCTTTTTGAAAATAATGGATATACTTATCCAATTATTGATAATGGTAATGTGTTTTCTAAACAGGAAGTTATGCACCCTGAAAATCTTAAAAAAATAGAAGATGGTATCAGAAATCAAGTAAAGCTGCATCATTTGAGTTTAGACTTGGGATTTCGTAAGACTTATCTACTCGGCGTAATAACTGATAAGCAATCATATAGAAGTAAGAATTGGCTGACTTTTAAAAAATGGATCATCAACTTAATAGATGAAGTTGATTATGAGGATAAACCTACTTGTACTATCCATAGTATTGAAGCCGCACAAAAAGAAATTTCAAAATATAAACAAACACTAACAAATGTTGAAAAGAAATTAGAGAGACAAATTAAAAAGCATAAAGCTGAACAAGAAACAGTTAAAGAGATGGTCGAACTTCATACGAAACAACGCAACGAGATTAATGACCTTAAGGCTGAACTAAGCAACCAAGAGACAAAACAAGTGGATAAGACAACAGCTTTAAAGCTTGAAGCATATCAAGCAGAGATCAAGAAGCTCCAAACTGAGCTTGAGAAGACCGTTGAAAAGCAAAAACATGAAATCATTACATATCAAACCTTGGTTGATGAGATAAAGAAAGCCTTATCAGTCGAGAGAGATAAGAATGATTATTATGAGTGCTTAGTTGATAATTATAAAGCAGACCTGCAAGCAAGAGATCAAGACCAGGTGCAAGATATAAGTGATGATGATGATCTAAAAGCAGAACTAAAACATGCTTATACTATGATTCACAGGTATGAACGCATTATTGATATGATAATGGACAAGTAAATATGCACATATACAATGACGAACACGGTCAAGTTGGTTTGATTGATACAATGGGAAATGATAAGCGGGTAGTTAATGCTGCTCGTGTGTCCTTCCTTCAAAACAATGAAGCCGAGTCCATAACGGACAAAGATCAACGCTTGATTGAGTACTTGGCGAGCAATGGCCATACTTCACCTTTTGAGCACTGCACCGCTACATTCCTTTTAACCGTGCCTGTCTTCGTGTGTCGTCAAATCATGCGGCATCGTACTTTCTCTTATAATGAGTTAAGCAGGCGCTATACTTCAGCAGCTATTGAGTTCTTTTATCCTGAAGAAATGAGAGGACAGGCGAAGAAGAACCTTCAATGCTCTGATGGTGTGTTGTTGGGTGATCATCCACATGAGACATACAACCGAGCTATCCAAGCGGCTTGGATTAGTTACGAGAACTTGATTAACCAGGGGGTAAGTCGAGAACTTGCAAGAGGTATTTTACCTCAAGCGTCATACACTCAATTCTATATGACTGGTAACCTTCACAATTGGATTAAGTTTATCAAGCTACGTGATCACGAACATGCACAGCCTGAAACTCAAGTAGTGGCCAGAGCGATCAAGTCAGAACTTGTTAAACACTTTCCTTGTTCAATGCATGCTTGGTTTAAGGGGAAGTGATAATGAGTTCAAAAAAAATTGGAAGGCCAACACTGCACGGTATTAATATAATCACTCCTACTAGAATTAAGAAGGCTAGATTACTTTTGGCGACAACTGGATCAAGAAGGCAAATAGCAGAACAAGTATTTAAATGTAGCCCACGAACACTTAGACGTATTATAGCGTTAGATGACCCAAGGGCAAAAGCATTAAAACACGCTATAGATGAGGGTGAAAGGTTAAAGGGTGAACCTTTAGCGCATCTCATTTGCATGCTTATCGACAACAGAAATCAAATCATTATGAAGCTATGGGAAGATGACTCGTATTATGCAGTTAGTGACTTAGAGCAAGTACAGATAGAACTTAGAAAAGCACTTCAGCTAAATAATGAACTCAAAGATTATATGAACAAGGATGGCCGTGAAGGTGCTCAAGTCTTTACTGACTATTGGCTTAAACATAAATATGTAAATCTTGAATCAATAAGTAAGAGCCTTGGGTTGCCACCATTGCAAATTAATACTTATTTATCACATAGGGAAGGCAGCAAGTGAACGACCAAGAATTACAAAGTTTTGTCTTAGAACTTCATAAGCGTAAATTCTCACTTGATGAGATTGCTTTAAGGCTGACTCAAGAGACTGGAATAGTTTTGCTTATGGAAGATATTCACCGAGTCTTAGAGTCTGCTATAATTGCAGAATCTACGGAAATACGCGCGCGAGAACTCGAGGTATTAAGGACACTTTGCGAGATCAAGAAGCGACTTGTTGAACGTGACTGTTCACCACTTCACAAAGAAAGTGAAGCACTTTATCAGACTATACATTCAGTGATTGGGGAGTATTATGGTTGGCAAAAAGAGAGGGCGAAAGCCAAAGAGCCGAGAAGTCAGAGATAGTCTTCTTGATAATCTTAGAACAGGTATGAGCATTAAAGCGGCATATACACAGGCGGGCATATCTGAACGAACATATTACAATTGGATAAGCGAGTCTGAAGAATGGGCTGAAGAGATTGAAGCGGCTGTGCGTTTTAGTGAAGCTGTCTTACTCGCTAAGATTGACCAGTGTGCACAGATGAAGGATGATTGGCGGGCTTACGCTTGGCGACTCTCAAGACGGTTTCCAAAAGAGTATGGCGACCAAAAGCAAGTTGAATTGAATGTGGCTAAGAAGTCAGATGGATCAAGTGAAGTCTTATCAATGCTCAAGCAAATTGAAGCTCTTCATGGTGATAATAAAACAACCTCTCCGCCCACAGGAGTTGATGACGAAGAGGTTGATTAAGTTAATCTGACATGAATAACCTTCAAGCACTATATAAAAGACCATGACTGATATCAAGCTTAACGAACTACAACTAAACATCATCAACGCCATATCACGAAGAGACAAAGTGATAGCGGCAAGGTGTGGATGGGGGAGCGGTAAGACTTCGGCGCTGGTCTTCAGTATTTTGTTCTTAAGCAAAACAAGACCAGGTACTTCATCGCTATTAGTCACAGACACCACACCAAGATACAACTCAGTGTTAATGCCTGAAATGGAGAAGTGGTTGAACCCGCTTGGATGGACCTACAACCACACCTTGAAGAAGTGGACTGACAATCATAATGGGTCAAGTGTGTGGTGTCGGTCGTACTATCGACCAGGAACAAGAGAAGCTACACACAATCCGCTTGAAGGTTTAAATGTAACAAGTGGTGTCTGCTTGATTGATGAATGCCAAACTCTAAATGAAGAGGTAGCATACAAAGCGCTTGGTCGACTTCGAGCGGGTCCAAGTCCAATCTTGATATTAGTGGGTCTTCCGGTGGTTGACGCTTGGTGGGTCAACATGGCTGAGAAACAGGGGATAATGCCGCTGTTGTTCTCCAGCTATGTCAATCAAGACAACTTAGCTCAAGAGTGGTTTGAAGCCACCAAAATGCTTCCACCTGATGAACGTGAAGCCATGATCATGAATAAGCCAAAACCACCAAGCGGCTTAATCTATAGCGAGTTCACCGAAGCAAGCCATGTGATTGACGGTTGGCACTATAAAGAAAACATGACAGGGCGGATTGCCATTGATTGGGGCTTCAGAAAACCAAGTGTATTAATCATTTGCTATGATGAGGAGCTTCAAGCGTCCATCATTTGCCATGAAATCAATCCAAGAGAAGTGACCACTGATCAACTCACCACCTTAATTCTTGGTATAGCATGGCCACGTTCACAGCGAGACAAGGCACCAGGTCCAAGAATATGGCTTGACGTTGGTGTGGCTGATAAAGCGGGGAAAGCTCGCAATGATCAAACCGGCAAAAGCACATTTAAAGTCATGCGACAAGATCCACCTAAAGGTCTTGGTCTTCCTTTGAGGTATGCTCTTGATCCTGTCAAGGTTGATGTATTGAACGGCATTCAACGCTTGAAACGTGCATTAAATGAGAAGCGGTATCTCCTCACCAAAGAGCTTTGGGATAAGGGGGAACGTTCAGCGGGTAATAGCTTGAGAAAAGCGCTCTTGTCTTATGGATGGGATAACAAAGAACAACCAAAGAAGGACGGTAGAGAGGATCCGCTTGACGCTTTGCGCTATGACTGCATAACTTTCAATTGGAATGATACGTCATTAGATAAGAAGTACCAACCAAGAAGGCAAGGCGGCGGAAGTCGTAAAGTAAGTGTTGGTGGTTCAAAGGCGAGAAGCTTCTAATGCAATACATGGGAGGAAAATCAAGAATATCCAAGGAGATAATTAACTTCATAAATGGAGAAAGAGAAATTAATCAAACTTGGGTCGAACCTTTTATGGGTTCATGTAAGGTTTTATCAAAAGCAAAAGGGCCACGAATAGGAGCGGATATAAATCAAGAGCTTATTAGTTTGTTTAAAATGATTCAGCAAGGCTATGAACCGCCGCAAGAGATCACAGAAGATCAGTATTATAAAATCTATAAAAACCAAGATAACTATCCAGATTATTTAAAAGGCTTTGTTAGTTTTGCTTGTTCATGGGGCGGGCAGCGTTGGAATGGTTACGCAAGATCAGGAGAAAAGAACTTTGCAGAAAGGGGTTTCAGGAGCTTAATGTCAATGAAGCCCCTCTTACAAAATGTAAAGTTTGCTTGTTCGGATTATCAGAATCTAAAAATACCACCCAACAGTATAATTTATTGTGATCCACCATATGCAAACACCACAGGTTATGGTTTTGATTTTGATAAAAGTGAGTTTCTTAAATGGTGTACTTTAAAAGCTAACGAAGGACATATGGTTTATGTAAGTGAATATGAATCACTTGAAGGCTTTGATCTTGTTTGGTCAAAAGAGGTTTACGCTTCAATGGATAACGTGAACCAAAACATTAACAAGAAAACTGAAAAACTGTTTAGAGTGCATAAGGAACCTTCATTTAAACTAAGAGCATACTAAACACCTTAAGGATTATCATGGAGCTAATACAGACCAAGCTTGCAATAGTCCTTCTTGATCTAATCGGATCAACTCAATTCGTTCAGCGTGTTGGAGCACTTCAAGCGGCGAAATGGTTGCAATACCATGACCGCCTTGCAAGATCACTAGTGTATAAGTTTGGCGGTCGAGAGATTGATAGAAGTGATGGGTTCCTTCTAAGCTTTGAAAGACCCATTGACGCTGTGAACTTTGCTTTAGTCTATCAAGAAACAATTCCCATCAAGATCAAACTCAATACACGAATAGGAATCCATTGGGGAACCATAGTTGAAGTCAAGCAAAGCGATGCATATATTCAAGGCGGTGCAAAGTCGATTGAGCTTGAAGGCATATCTAAGAACATAGCCGCTCGCACTATGTCACTATGCGAAGCGGGTCAAGTGCTGTTGACCAAAGAAGCCATGAAAGCAATCAAAGGACGAATCAACCGCTTCACGCCTAAAGGTGCTCGATATGCTTGTGTTGGTATCTACAAATTCAAAGGTGTAAGAGAAGCGCAAGTTGTGTATGCAGTCGGTACAACCATTGAAAGTCTTCAACCGCCAAAAGGTAGCGATAAAGTTAAACGGCTCGGCGGTCCAAAGAAGATCAAGAGCCAAATGAAGGACAAGGAACTAAAAGAATGGTTGTGGTATCTGTTGACCAGAACCGCCTTGATTATGGTGTTGTATGAGTTGACTATCCTAGGACCTATCATCATTGACCCAACATTAAGGAAGCTGAATAATCTTGATGATTGGTTTTGGTGGTTGGATCATCTAACAACATTTATTGACTTCTTTGTGAGTGCGTTATGAATGAAGAATATGATCAAGAGTTGTCCAAGGACATCAAAGCCAAAAGAGGATGGTGGTTCTCTGTCATGTTCCTCTTGTTAATTGTGGGTCTTATTCTATTCCTAACCTATGTTAAAATTGTTGATGAGAATAGAGACGTGCTTGTTGGTATTCTTGGAGTCATCACTGGTTCAATCTCTTCAATGGTTGCCATTGCTTCAGGTCGTGACCCTTCAGAAGTGGAAGAACTAAAAGACAAGTT